TTCCTAGCATATGGTCATATTCATGTTGAAATATTCTGCTAATCATACCATCTAAATGACCTTCTTGTAAATCACCCTTTTCATCTTCATATTTTACAACTACTTTACGAGGTCTAGTTATATTTAAAAATACAAAAGGAAATGTTAAACAACCTTCTTGCATTACAACTTCTTCCTTGCTTGATGATATAATCATAGGATTAAAACAAGTCATCTTTAAACCTTTTTCTAATTGTAAATGGTCACCCATAACGAATACATTAAAAGGTAAACCAACTTGATTTGCTGATAGTCCTATACCACCATACTTTTTCATCGCAGTAAACATAGCTTCTGATAATTCTTTTCTATCTTTGAATCCTTCCTCTTTTAACATAGAGTTGTCAAACGGAGCTATTGCTGATTGTATTCTTGGATCTCTTGGTGGTATTAATTTTAGTTCTTTCATATTACTCCTATTTATTTGACATTGAAACACCCACTCTTGGTGTTAATGGTATTACATTGTGATATGTTCCTGGTTCAATAGTTATTAAATCACCAGGTTGTAATGTATATTGTTCTCTTTCATCTATAATCCATAATGTTTGGCCTTGACATTGCCAATATATAACTTTCATAGTATCTTTGTGATTTCCAAAAGTTCCTGTTGAAGTTATCACATTCATATATAAGTGAGCAAATGTTAATTTTAAGTCATCTAATACTTTTTGTACAGATGGTATTCTTTGAGCTCCGTGAACCACATAAAATCCTGGATTTTTAATTTTTACTTCTTCTTTATTTTGTATAGATAAGTTAACATTAGCAATTGCTTCTTCCCATGTAGGAGTATTTAAATTAAACTTTCTTCTTACAATTACATTAGACATATTGTAGTTCCGTAAAATTATGTTCTTTCTTAAACTTAATTATGTTAGTAAACTTATCAAATAGTATATCGCCTTTGTGTGATATAATAAAGATATTTTCATTTTCCATTTGCTTTACAATCTTAAAGAAATCATCTGTACCTTGACCATCTAACGAGCTATCAAATATCTCATCAAGTACCATTAAGTTTGTATTAGCGCTGTTCTTCATCTTAGCAATAGCACGCCATGTAAATACTAACGCCAAATCTATTCTCATCTTCTCGCCCTCACTAAAACTATTATAATCAAAGGTATCTCTATGTCTGCTTTTAACTGTTTCGTTAAATTCCTCATCTAAATGAAATGATATAAAGAAGTCCATAGATTGTAAATATTGATTTATAAGTGTATTCATAATAGGTAGATACTTCTTAATGATTTTGGCTTTAGCACCCTTATCAGATAATACTTCTCTTATAACATCTAGGTACTTTTTCTCGTCTGTAATTTGTTCTAATACAATTTTAGTTTCTTCTAATTGTGTTTTTAATTCATTTAGTTGACCTTCAACATCTTTACTATCTTCTTCTTTATTTTCAAGTAATAATATTTCATTGTGTAGGCTATCACTAAATTTTTTTATCTCATCTATTGAAGTGTTTAGTTTTGAAATCTCTATATTTGCTTCGTACATCTTATTAGAAATTTTATCTAAATCACTAATTTTATTTTCTATACTTGTTAGTTCTTTTACTAAATCTTTCATACCATTATTTAAAGTGACTAACTTTTTCTTTTCATAATCTATTTTTTCATCTTTAAATTCTGGTTGTATTTTTTGTGTACAAGTAGGACAGTTATCATTTTCTTCAAAAAATTTTAAACTCTTTTCGTGTGTATGTAAGTTTTGTTCTATCTTTGTTTCTAACTTTTCTAATTGTTTTCTTTTACTTTCAATTTTATCTTTTTCTTTTATATCTTCTTCAAGTTGTTTATATTCCCCATCTAGCTTGGATATTTTCCTTAAATACTGTTCTTTTGCATCATCATTCTGTTGTAGTTTATTTTTCTTAATATCAATATCACCAATGCTTCTATTTTTTAGTTCTTCAAAATGTCTTGTTTCTAGTTCATACTTTGTTGTGATTAAGTCGCATTGATGTCTAGCTGCTGTTATTTTTTTACCTAATTCAGTTTGTTGATTTCTTGTGAGTATATCCATGTGTGATAATACTCTTATGTCTAGTATTTCCTCCACTACTTCTCGTCTATGTCTAGGTCTCATTTGCATAAATGGTTGATATGCCGAAGAACCCAAAACAGCAATCTGTTTAAATGCTCTATAATTTAATCTTAATATTTGATCTTCTAATACATTTTGATAATCTACACTTGAAGCGTCTTGGTTTTGTAATACATCATCACAATAGATTTCAAATATCGTAGGTTTAATACCTCTTACTACTTTAAAATTTTTTTTACCTATTTGAAACTCTAGCTCAACTAAAGTATCAGCATTGTTTATTGTATTTACAATCTGTTCTTTTTTAATTAATCTAAATGGTCTATTAAATAAAGCAAAGCATATGGCATCTAATAAAGTTGATTTACCAGAACCATTGGCACCTATTAAAAGTGTCATTTGAGCTTTGTTTAGTTCTACCTCAATAGGAGTATTTCCAGTAGAAAGAAAGTTTTTCCATTTTATTTTCTTAAATATAATCATTAAAAATATTCATATGGTAGTTTATCTCTATTTGAGATAAATAAATTACCCGATACACTAATCCTTGTACCAGTTGATTTAAAAGGACAAACCATGTGCATTAAGTTAGCAGGAAAAATTATCATATCTCCTACTTTGGGATTAACAGATACACCCTCAGTAGCCCATCTAGGTTTAGATGCTTGAGTATATTGTAGATGTAATTCCCCTGGCTTCATAGAAGTACCTCTATGTTCTTGTTGTTCTTTTTTTAATTCTTCAGGTATTTCTAAAAATAGTACAAAAGAATAATCACCACCATGATAGTGAACAGGATTAAAATCTCCAGCTTTCATAAAGTTTACCCATAAATCAATAGCTGTTAACTCAACATTTTCATTTGATATGCTATGAAATATACTATGATTGTGTCTATACTGCTGTAATATTGGTTGAATACTTTTATAGAACCAATTTGTTGTTTCATTATTATATTTAAATTGACTTTCTAGGTGACCTGCTAGTTTGTGATTGTAAGACTCTTTTGTTTCAATTCCATCTTTCAACAATCTTTCTATTATAATTTTATTAACAGGTGTTATAGCTACATATGGTCCAAAGTTTATATTTCTCATTATTTTTCAATTGCCTCAGAAAAAAGTTCTTTTATAACTACTTTTAGTTTTTGTTTATCTAATTTGGTATCTACATTATCTACATAATTACCTAAAAATGTTAATGTGTCTTCACCTTGATCTAATATATCTTCTGGTACGGAAGCTGTAATATCAGTATTTAAATCTTCTATAATATTGACTTCGTGTGTATCTATTGTATTGTGTAATTTGTCTATTAGTTTATTAAACATTTCTTCATTAGTTTTATTGGTCACTATAACTTTTACAAAACAATCTTCAAAATGTGATAAATCTAAATTTGTATAATCAGTATCTTTATCATTATAGATTAATTTTTTATGTAATCTAATAGGATTAGGGACTCTAGTCAGTTCTCTTGTTTCAGTATCAAATACATGAAACCCCTTTGGACACTTATAGTCTGACCAAGTAATTTCATATTGAGAACCACAATAATATATTTGTTTATCATCTGATTTTTTATGGAAGTGACCAGATATGACTTTTTCAAATCTTTTAAATAAAGACTTATCTATACCTTGCATATTATATGCACCGTTATGCATTTCAAATCCTTTAATCTCTAAATGACCCATAGCAATTTGAGCTTTACTATTTTCTATTTCTTTCATAGAGTGCTCGTAATTTTCGTCACAAATCCAAGGTATAAAAAGAATATCTAAGCCGCCTAGATTTACAGTAGTTGATTTATCATATATCCATGGCTCATGTTTACCATCATAGGTCGTACACAATTCTGTAATCGCATTTACTTCGTTTGTGTTTTTATAATAGGTGTCGTGGTTTCCTAATATGATATGTGTATCTATTCCTTCTTCCCACAATCGTTTCATAAACTTTTGTCTAAAGGTATGTGCTGTTTTAAAGTTGATAAATTTTCTTCTATCAACAACATCACCTAAGTGTACAAGGGTTGTTATGTTATTCTCTTTAAGATATGGAAAAAATATATCATTATAAAATTTCATAAAATAATCCAAAAAAGCTGGACTATCATTCCTCGCACCAAAGTGCGTATCGTTTAACAAAGCAATTTTCATAATTTAGTTGAATAATTTAGATGTAGATTTTTTTATATTTCTTTTCTTTTTTACTTTTGCTTTTGGTTTAGTTGTTGTTTCTTCTATTTTTAAATTTTTTTGTAAAAATTCTCTAAACTGGTTCTTAAATTCACCATCTTCGTGTGGTTGTAAAGTCACATCATCATAATTATTATCCATAATAAGCTTATGTTTAATTGTGACTTGTTTTTTTTCTTTTTGTATTCTTCTTATAAACGCATAGTATATAATTTGTGTAAAATATGCAAAAGGATTACTTGACTTTGCTGGATTAAAATTGTCTAGGTATTGTAAACAATTTTCTATACCATCACTAATCATATCATCTCTAAAAGTATAATTGATAAAATTTGGTCTATATGATAAGTGATTTGCTATTTTTAAGAAACAACTTCCTATATAGTTGCTAACTAAAGGCTTTGGTTTTTTATCTTTTAATGCTTTATTAACTTCTTTTTTATAGACTTTCATTGCCTCTAAAAAATCTTTGTTATTTACATAATGTTCTTTTTTTGCTGCCATATTATTAATATACTACACTTTCTCTTAAAAGTCAACCGTCATGCTAGAATCAAGGTCAAATATATTCATGTTGATACTAATGGCTGTCTTTCTATTGGTTGATTGTAATAAAGGTGATCTATGAGGTATAAGTGAATTAAACAAAATAATGTCTCCTTCTTTTGCCTCTACATTGATTCGCTTGTTCTCATATAAATCATAAAATTCTGTAAGGCCTTCTTTGTTATTCATTTCTAATAGATAAACAGCAAGTAGATTAGCATTATTATGATAGTGCCAGCCATGTTTATCATTTTGATAATATTGTTGATACCATATATTAGAAACTTGTATATCTGATACCTTATAGAGTTCTCTAATATCTTCAAAAAAGGTCGTTTCATTTTTGATTAATTTGTAATATTCTCTGTCCATAGGATGCGTTTCTAGCATATAATCAGTCGCCGTCACAGCATAATTATTTTTAGCAATAGGAAACTTATCAGCACTATCAATATAGGACAGTATTTTATCTTTGATTTTACTATGATTTTTTAAGGGATAGACTAATATATTGCTATCAAATTTTGTAAACTTTTCATTCATAATAACATTGACTTTTACAACTTTCCGTATATAATAGAGCGTGTTGAGCGATTATAGAGGTAATATAGAATACTAGTGTAGCGTCCCATTATCATCATAATCATCAAGCTCTTCATCTTCAAATATTTCATTAATCTTTTCATTTTCTTTATTGGAAAACCTGACTCTTTCAAAGTCTTTTTTCTCAGGCACTTTTAGTTCTTTATCATAATTTGCTGCTACATGGTAGTATGATTTTATCATATCCGTGTTGGCATTTGTTATAGTTAATATCTTATCTTTTGGAATAGAAATAATATGATCTTGTGTGTAGGGTGCCCATTTAATAAGAGCTACATAATCCTTAAATCCACCAGGAGTAAGCTGAGGAACATACTTAATATGTAATGGTTTTTCTAACCTTAATAAGTGGGACTTTTTAGTTAATTGATCTTTGGGAAAAGAACATACTATATCATCACCATTAGCTAACTTTACTATTTTTATAGGTTGAGTAGTCATATAACTATTTAGTCAATTCCACATTATGAATTTCATAAAGAAAATCCTCACTATTATAAATGTTTATTCTTTCTTTAAAATGTTGTAGCGTGTAATTTACTTTGTCTTTGTAAGTTATATCATCAGCTATATCATATAAAGTAGCCATAGAGTTATCATCTTTAAGTCGTAATCCACGACCAATAGATTGTAAGTTTCTTATCCTAGATTTAGAAGGACTAGCAAAAATAATGTTATGCAAATTCCGTATATTAATTCCGGTTGAGAAAGTGCCGTAAGAAGCAACAATAATAGCGTTGTCAGACTTTTCGGTGATTTCTCTGATTTTTTCTCGTTCATCTGTTTCTACTCCACCATGTACATAAAAGACATTTTTATCGGTAGCCTTTTCCTGTATCATTTCTAATAATTTTTTACCGTGCTTTTCTACATATTGAAACAAGCATAATGTATTACCATTTAAAGAAGACGCTAGATTTCTTATATACTTATTTCTCTTTTCATTTGACACCAAGTAATCCATTTCTTCTTGGTATGTCTTGTCTTTCATAAAACTCCGAGCTGTTTGATCGTGTTGTAATACTAAACACATAATTTTTAATTCTGCTAGTTGTTTCTTTTCTTGTAGTTCACTTGTAGATACTACTTTATTAACATTACCAAATAAACCCTCTAATACTAATTTGTGTGTTTTAGTTCCGTCAAGTGTTCCTGTCAAACCAACTCGGTATTTGGTCTTTTCTAATTTTGTCATCAATTTTGTGAGCGACACAGCTTTAAAGAGATGAGCTTCATCTCCTATAATCATACCAAATTGCTCAAACCATTTTTTAGGTAAATTATAAATTGATTGCCAAGTAGATATAACTACTCTCTTATTAGTTTCTTTTTCGTGGCCAGAATATATCCTATGTACATTTCTTTCACTATTATAACCATAGTCTTTAAAGTCTTTAAATAACTGCTCTACAAGCGATGTAGTGGGCACTATAACAAGGATTTTGTCCTCTTTA